CCTTATGCACTCGGCGTCTTCTAGCTCGTTGCCGAGGACCTCGACGAAGCCGGTGGTGTCTTTGATAAAATCGCCTGGCTTGAAATCTGCCAATGATCTTATTGTACCATGCACATCGGTTGACGTAGCGGAGGAAACCAGGCACGCTCGCAGCGTGCACGGGAGCACTTCAAGTGTGACTTTCTCACTCTTGATGTTGAACACTGACTTCTCCATCGTCATCTTCTCTAGGATCTTGTTCTCTTCGCTGACCTTCGGTGGGTTCACTATCGGCTTTATTCGGTCTGAAAGAAGGAATTTCTGCTGATACTCGTAGCATCGTTTTGCCTGAGAAAGGATCGCGCCCACGTGCACCACATCGCGCTGATCGTGCATCAGCACTAGAAGCTCAGCTATGGCCATGCCGAGGGTGTTGTGGCTGATGAAGCCGTTCGACCAGTACGCGTGATCGACGTCTACTTCAAGATCGTAGAAGTAATGTTTGCCAAAGGCAACTGAATCTACGGTCTCGTAACACCCCCTCCTGACGAAGGAAAGGTAGTCGGCCCAATCATATTCCTCTAGGCGTTTCGCTAGATCTATGAAATAATCGATCTTGTAACCGTAGACATAAAGCTCCTTAGCCTTCTCGCCAGATCCCCAAAGATCTTTAGAATACTTTATATCGGAGTGGGTCTTTTTTCCCGCCTCGAGACGCCAGTATCCATTCGCGATCTCATACTTGTCTTTTATAAAAGATGCAAAGGGTTTCAACAATTTAGACGGATAGCGAAACTGCTCGTTCATCTTAGCGCTGTAGATCTTGAAGGCCTCGCGCTTAGAGAACAATGGCATCAAATATTCTGGTAGAGCGGTTTTATAATCGACGCAGTGATACTCCACTACGTGGTCTTTAACAAACTTAGTTGTAGAAGGCTTGCGTCGTTTTTTGTTGATGACGGCATGAACACCGAATAAATTCAAAATCTGAGCTATTTGTTTTATGAGCTCTGGATTGGCTAACGTTATCGAGTCTTTGGAGCCATCGGTCTCCATCATTCCAGATATAAAACCAGCCAGAAAACTTGGACTATGGTTCAATGTCTTCAGCTTTTTGAAATAGCAGAGTTCGCCCTCGATAATGGAGTCGCAGTATTCTCTTAAAGCCTTGCTACAGATACCAGCTATACTGAGATTTGGCGATCTTTTGTCATATTTCACTTTTGGTTCTACGCCAAAATGTTTGACTATAGTATCTATATATATTGCTAATTGATCTTTATCTTTTGCGGCAAAAGATATGGCATTATCAAAGCGACTAACAGAACCATCTCCGGTTATGCAGCCAACAAGCCATCCTAGTTCGTAATCGTTAGAAGACGTGTCTACTAAGGCACCTAGTGACTCTAAGGACCTATAGATCAACTGGCCCGGAATAAGATTTTTCATGTAGACCCAGTCGATCTTGCCGGTCTCGGGGTCAAGGGCTTGAACACGATGCTTTAAGGAACCAGTCAAAGACCATGCGCCATCTTTGGTAAGATGTTTGGTAGTAATGGTTACGCCATCTTTAATGCCTTCGTCAAAAGTTTCGACCACGGGTTTCCAGGACCAGCCGGTCCAAACTAAATCGCCAACCTTAACGTTTTGTACATATTTGGTACCACTATTGGTAATGATTACAGTATCTTGCGAAACGCACTTACCGCTGCCCCTTCCTGCAACATACAGTAATTCTTGGATATTTTGCGGATTGTTGTTGTTCGTGCATATGTCGTACACGTCCCAAACTGCATGAAAAGGAGTGGTGTCTGCATACCTGGAGACCTTGCAGTCTGGCAGGTGTAGGTTGAAGAAGTACCGGATAAAGTTCTTGAGGTCTTTCTCCGTGCGGCACGGCGTTAGCAGTATACGCTCCAGCTGCTCTGGCGTAAACTTGGACGCGTTCTCTGAGATCTTGCGGTTTATCACCTCCTGGCGCGCAGCCTTGGTCTCCTCGATCTTCTTCTGCTTGATCTTTGGTCGGTCGATTATAGACTTATAGTGCCCGGTGCAGTAGCCTCTGGACTTCAACGGTTTGCTGCAGCCTTCTACGGTGCATGTCCTGTTCTTACTGTCCATCGTCGTCTACCTGCACGAGCTGCTCAAGGAGCATGGCCTCTTCTGACTTTGGCAGAAGCTTCTTCGTCGACTTAGTCTTTACCACCCTCGCCTCCTGCTGCGCGTTCGGGTTGGTGAGCGAGCGGACCGAGTCGGTGACCTTGGCCAAGGTGTCGATGACCTGCTGGTACTCTTTGAAGTTCTTTATGCGCATGTTCGGCAGCGGGTTGTTCTTGGGATCGTCAAGGAACTTCCTTATCTCGTCCGCGTTCTCGACCGACGAAACGGTTATCATGTCGGTCAGGAACTCGACCTGCTCTACGGTGGACCTGATTATCCTGGCCCTGATGCGGTCGTATATCGAGCTCGCCAGCCTTTCCTTGTCCTTCACCCATCCGCCGGCGGCAGCCGTGTACAGTATGCGCGACTTGGAGTACTGCGGAAATCGAGCGGCAAGTTCCTCGGTGCTGTAGCCGATCAGGAACAGCTCGTATATCGGTGATGCTTCTTGTTTGTCTATCGCGCCTGACGCAGTCGGCTGACGAAGGTAACGCTCGATCTCTGCGATCTGTTCACCGGTCAGCCCGTGCTTCTGCTCCGAGCTTAGCTTTTTCTTCGACACGCAAGGTCTCCCACACTGGGTGCAAAGAGATGTTGTGCAGCGTCTGATTTAGACGCAGCAACCCTATCATCTTATACCTTGATATCTGCTCGTTGGATAGACCTAAAAGGATGAGAACTATGATTGAGCGCTCTAGGTCGGTGAAATTACTGAGTATATTCTGAACAAAGCCGACCTTAAGCGTTGAGGTGTAGAGGTTCACTATGTCGTCGGCGATCCTGTCTCTTATAGAGTTTCTGAAGCTTATGTCTTCGATATTACTGTATAAATCAGAGTCAGGGTTTTCTAGGTATCGCACCCAAAGATCCTGGCGATCGTCCTCGTTGGTCGATAACCTATCGATCTTTTCCTTTATCATCATTATCTTTGGATCTTTGTTCCTCATACTCAGAACTCTTCTTTAACTCCATTGATGTGGCCCATCCCGGGCCACAATACGACCGCACAAACGTCGACAGCAACTGCTGAAACTCAAGGTTTCCGTTATTGCTAAGGATACGTCTTGTTCTCCACATAGCCCATACAGAGCCTAGACTCTTGAGCTCTTGATACTTATTATAAGCTTTGACCAAGGATGGGGCCGCATACAAGACGTAGTGTACGCGCTTATTGTCTGGATCTATCGATAGTTCCAGTGCTGTAATGTGCTTGTTGACGATGCTGCCGTACATGAAAAGCGTGTCTTTGGCGTTGTCGGTGAAGAGGCCGCTGTTCATAAGCCAGCGCTGCTGGTCTAGGTACTCGCTGGATACCGTGCTCATCGATCCGTCCTCGTGTAGTGTCTCAGGGTTGACTTAAGGGTGTCCCTGTCGATTCCTCCAGCGTAGACCTTGTCTACGTACTGGTCGGTCATAGTCTCGATCGTAGGAGCCGATATAGAGACCCTGGATGATCTTGCCGTGTCCGTGAACTCGGTCTTGAAGGTCACGTGGGCCACTTTCTTGAGTTCCTTGATCTCTTTGGACTCGAGCATGGCCTTGACCTCTGCCCTTGGCCCTATAAGTTTTACTATCCACATGTCTGTCGAGTTTATGTTCATAGCAGAATCTTTGCCGACCTCGAAGTCTAGGGTCCGCCACATAGGAAAGGGTGACTCTATGAACTCCTGGGACATATCGGATATGTCTAGTATGGTGAGTCCTTTGGTCTGTCCCGCATCGCCTGCAGATAGACACATAGGCGTACCTGGGTATAGAACTCTGCCAGATCCCATCGGTCCATACTCGAGAACCTGCTTCTTGTGAATATGCCCAGATGCGACAAGGTCGCAATCCAAGACATCAGTTGAGATTCCGTCAGTAGCCGTCTTGAAGCCATAGTCTGCGCCTATGAATGTGTTGTGCGTTATCGCGACGCTGGTTGAGATCTTAGGCCAGTCTCTTGGGTCATGGACGTAGGGGACATACGTTATGCCGTCTGCCACGGTGACGACGTCGGCCACTATCAGGTTTTTACTCTCGAAAGGCTCGAGCGCGTGATACTCGCTTGAGTTGGGTTTATGCATGTCGTGGTTGCCTAGGAGAAGCACGGTCGGGATCTTGAGCTCGAGGAGACGGTCGAGATGCCTAGAGACCGTACACATCACCTCTGCTCGGATAATGGCGTGGGTGTCGAACGTGTCGCCTAGGTTTACGATCAAGTCTGGCTTCTTGGTCTCGGCGATAAACTCCACCCACTCCAGTAGGGCCTTGCCCTCTGAAAGATGGGTGTGGCGGATATGTGGGTCGCCGATGAGCAGGATTCTAGTCATATCTTTCCTTCAGATCTTGAAGCTGAGATTTATCGAGTCGATGCTCTTGACTATCTTGAGTCGCTCTATGGCTCGTATGAAGCACACATACACCATGTATGCCTCAAACGAGTCTAGATCATAGTCGTCGTCAGGATCACGCATCATAGACCGCGACTTCCTGCTATCGAAAGCAGTCGCTCTATCTCTGGATCCGATATAGCGATGCTTCTACTCATCTTGAGTCTGCAGAACGCGTACACAACCCTGACAATCAGGAAACGGCCCTTTACTAATCGTCTTAGGTTGTGGTTCGCTAAGGTGTTCATACGTCGTCTTCCACAAACCCAGACGAGTCGATCTCGACCTTGGCGTCCTGATGCTCGTAGCAGGCACTTAGGATACGGTTCTGGAGATCTTTGTCCCCTATCACCATGTTCTTGATGTTCTGCTCGCCGCGAACCGGTGCCTCGTTTGCGAAGCACCACATCTGCGGGTTCTCTCTGCCTGTGTCTGGGTTTGTAGGATGCTTGATGACACCCAATGCTTTAGCGAGCTCGAAGATCTCGCCTCCCGTGTCGATGACGCCTAGGTCGTAGTGGAACGTGAACTCTGCCTGGCGAGCAGGCGCGCCCATCCGGTTCTTCTTCACCTTTACGCGAACCTTGTGGCCTACTTGAGCCGCTGCGCCGGTTATGGTCTCGCCTGACTCGATCACGCCCTTCTTAGAGTCAACGCGTGTGATCTCAAGCATAAGATCTGCCGCGTGCTTGAGCGCGTGGCCTTCTGAGATGACGTACGGGTTGCGCAGTGCCTTCATCGGGTCCATTTGCGCCGTAACTTGTTGAATAAACAGGGTTAATAGTTTATGTTCTGCAACTACGGGGACCACGAGTTTCAACGCAGAGCCGAGGTACTGGGATCCACTACCACCCATAATTTGGTCAGTGGTCTGCTTGCGTACGTCCTTAGGATATCTGATCGACTTAATCGAATCGATCACAATGGCCTTGATCGGTGCGCCATCCTGAATCAGCTCAAGCATCTCACCGCCGATATAGTCGAAGATCTTAACCGGATCGTTTGATTTCCTTACGACAAGACGATCTGCGTCGCCGCCTAGTTTGATGAACATCTGTGAATTGAAGGAGTACTCGGCATCAAACCAGATCGCTAAAGCCTCTTTATCAAGCCTCTGAAGCTCGATCAGCGCCATCATAGCGAGCATCGATTTTCCAGAGCTCTCTGGACCATATAAAATATTCACTTTGCCTGGGATAAAGCCGCCTTGGCACGTGGCCCAATTTAAAGACGGAGACCAAGTAGGAATAGCCGAGGGTGTTTGAGATCTTAACTTAGATACAGCAACGCCTATATCGCTTGTTAGTTTAGACATCCATTTGTTTGTCGACATTTTTATGCTCCTTAAATTCTAAATATTGCTCTTTGGTGTTTAAGATCTTCTTATTTCTTTGCGTTCTACCGTGTCTGACATGAAATTCTTTATGGCATGTTTCGCAAAGACATACCAGATTGCTTAACTCGTTCAAAAGGTGAGGATGATTTGCATAATCGTATAGATGATGAGCATTCAATGCCACACCTCTTTTAGAGCAACAATCACAAGTATAGTCTGCTAACTCAAAACACTGCTTACGAAGTTTAATATCAAACTGCTGTTTTCTAACGGCTTCCTGCTTCCAGCCAAAGTCATCAAACTCATCTAGTGATATTCCACGAACCTTGCAACTAATCTTTATCTTTGTTTCTTCTGAGACGCTCTGTCCCTTGTTAGGGGGAGACTTTCCTAGATTTGCTTTGCGAAGCTTTTGCTTCATATCTTCACTCATTGGCTTGCCCTTGTTGGTAGGGACTCTACCAATTGAAGCTAGACCAACCACTTTATCTCTGCATTTTTTACATGGCCTATCAGCAGAAGAAATATCACTCATCTTAGAGTAGACAATATATCCCCTATCTAAACCACATTTATCACAATAGTGTCTGTAGAGCTTTTGTCTTTTGCCGCTATTTTGAATCCTTATTTGAAAATCTGTTTTATCCACAGACACTACACTTCATCCTTTCATGCCTTCCCAAGGCGTCATGTATCCATCTTCTGACAGTTTCTTTACCGCATCGATCGCGAACCTAAATTCTTGCACCTTGTTCCTCATCAGGAGGGACATGGCTTGTGCCCTGGCGTGAACTTCCTTGGCGTGCTGAACGTCAGGGTCCAGTGCCACGTACGCCTTACGGGACTCGACCGTGGGCTTCTCGTTTCTTTGCCTGAAGAAGTCTGGTGCTCTGTCTAGGTATGCGATCGCTTCTGCTGTATCTACTGCTGATTTTGCGTTGAGCTCTGCCTGAACCGCTTTAGCGTGCATCACTGACGTGACGTCATACGCGATGATGAACTCCCGCAGATACACGGGAGCCATCATCTTGTTGAAGCCTTGTCCGATGTCGCTGAGCTTTCTGGTGAACTCGGCGATCTTCTTTAGGTCGATCGCCTCCAGCGTAGACTCTATCGTTGCAAGGTCTACAGACACGGTTCACCTCAGTTGTCGAGGAGTGATTCTGCGTAAGAGAAGATATCGTCGTCGGACGAAGCGCGAGCTTTGCTGGCTGGTGCCGGTGTAGGCTTTTTGGCTTGCGTTTGTGCCTGAGCTTGCGCTACGGGCTTCTTGGCTTCCCAAGGAGGAGTCTCTTCATCGTCTGCGTCGTCGAAGCGGGTCGTGATCTTCTTTGCGGCTGGAGCCTGAGCCTTCTTGATGGGTGTAGGCGCTGGAAGCTCGTCTTCCTCGACCAAGAAGCCGTCTACCGCTGCGTCTGGGTTCTGCTGGTAGATCACGGAAAGATTTGCCATCAAGACATCTTTGAGCTCCTCGTACGACATGCGCTTGTAGAGGGTCGTAAGATCGTAGCCCAGATTGTCGTAGTTGTCTACGACGTTCTGCGGCAGAGGATCACGGTCGTCGATGTAGCTGATGCCTTTGGCAGTTTTCTCTTTGGCCTGACTCTTAGAGACCGAGTACTCGGTAGATGTGCCCTCGCCTTCTCGGCGGATCTTGAACCACACGCCAGAGTCGTCGTCCTCTGACAGGAGAGAGGTAGGATCTTGGCCGTAGTCTGTCACGTACTGCATCATCTGCTTCTTCATGGCGTCGTGCGCGGTTTTCTTGAGCTCGAGAAGACCGACCTCGCCGGCCTTGTTGCAGGCGTTGTAGACGTACGTTGCTTTTGGCTTGGTGGTCCAGATAACGTCGCTGATGGGCTTGAGCTGGTCTCGGATCTCTTCCTTGCTTAGGCCTTGGGCCTTAAGCTCTGTCTCGATGGCTTCGCGCTTCTTCTCGAGGCGAGCGATGTACTCGGTAACAGGACAGGCATCTTCGCCGAACGATCGTGGAGAAGCGTACGGACGACGACGGCCGGACTGAGGGTCGGTCAGCCATGCTACGACCCAGCGGCGATAAGCGTAGCCGTCTGAGTTCTCGCCGAACGGCGGCAGTACGCGGTAGACGTTGTCTCCTTGGTTTACTTCGTGGCGTTTCCAGCCTTTGCGCTCTTTGAGAGAATCGAGGTTGATCTTGAGTGGTGTCTTTGACATGTTAAGCTCCTAAGTTTAGTGAATAGACACAATGTCTAATGATATTATACATCCAATTCATTTATCGACAGGCTGAGAAGATGCCTTTTGCTCTCGGTTTCGGCGGTGGTTGTTAGAGGGTTTCTCTGGCTTAGGCAGCGGTGCAGGTTTTTCTTCAAGCTCTACCATCTCTACAAGAAGGTCTAACGCCTCAGAGACCTCAGGATCTGGCTTGGGTTGCTCTGGCTCAGATCTGTCGATCTTCACTTCTTCCATGATCTTGAGCCTGTCGACCACCTGCTCTACGGAAGGCTTGCGCTCTTCCACAGGTTTCTCGACCGTGAGATGGGCACCAGCCTCGCTGAGGTCGATCTTGCCGATGCCGAGCCTGAAGAAGACAGACTCGTCCTGCTCGTCGCCTGTGAAATATATGACTTTGATATCTAAGGATCTTTCCTTTATGACTGTCTCATAGTATCTCTGGTAGATGGTGGGATACCGCGCTTGAAACATCTCGTGAACCACCAGTGCGACCTCTTCGTCTGAGGCGCAGTATCGGCCCATGTAGTCGTGCGGGACGACGTTGCGGTACGCGTTGAAGCTGCGGTCGTACCTGCGGCCGATCTCTTCGGCTATCGCCCTAAGGTAGTTTGGGCCCAGTATAGCGGAACCGCCTTTCTTCTTGAAGCATGCTCTGACCTCTTCTACGAAGGTCGGCGGAGCCAGGACCATCTCCTGGTGCGAGATGATCTTAGGGGGAGATTTTGTAGAGACATAGACGCTGTTCATTATTCTCTCCTTGAGACATTTGCTGTGCAGTATGTTTGTACCTACAGGGTCTTCTTGCTTCTGGTGTCGTTTCTCTCTACCTTCTCGATCTCGAGTATCTCGAGCGTTGGTGAGCCTCTCCATCCGCGCTTCAGGTTGCCCATGACGTAGACCAGCGAGTCTACTGGAAAGCGAAAGGCTTTCTTCTGGTCCCACTTGATGCACTCCATGGTCGATAGACCGTCAGACAGAACCACTCTGACTCTAGACCACTGTCTTCCGCTCTTGGAGACGCCTTCCGCATGCTCCGAGGACTGATACAGTCCTATCATCGCGACCCTTACGTTATGGCCGTTTTCTGAGGACTCGCTCGACGCCACAAGCTTCTCGGCCACACTGACAGACGCTATGACAGGGACTGCTGGCGATGTACCGAACGCCAGCGGTATGTCTTTTCGCTTGGTCTCTCGCATCGCCGGCCACATGTCCGAGATCTGGTTTCTTATATACTGATCGTCGAGCACGGCCTTGTTGAAGCACTTGTAGACCTCACGCTGGTTGAGGAAGATGTTCAACGGCGAGACGTCTACCACGTCGTCTGGGATCTTCTTGATCTTCTTTAGCTTTGTGTAGTGCGACAGAAAACGCTCCCTAGCTTCTGCTATTGACTCGGTTTCGTTGGCGAGCTCGTCGAAAACGCCTGCCTTAAACAGAGCCCAGAAGTGAGACGAGTTTATGGGTCCGTTGGTCTTGGCAACGAAGTCCTCGAAGGAGGAGAACGGACCCTTGTCGATTATGTTCCTGAT